GACCTGCGCCGTGTGCGCTGACCTACTGCTGGACTGGCAGGTGCGCAGCGTCCAGGCCATGCAGGTAGGAGCCAAGCGACCCGACCTTGCGCCCGACCTGGCCAAGCGTCGAACCCTCCAGGCCGAGAAGGTCTTCGGCAAAAGCGCAGTTGCAAAGTGGACTAATACGAAAGTCACATTTAGTGATTGACAGTAGCATTAACACCCTGTAAGTTAATAGAGAACCCCAACCCCAGGAACATCCCATGACCTATCACTCGAAGTATCTCATCACCGGACTCACTGCCTACGCCCGCAAGAAGTATGGCGCTCCAACGGGGGCAACCTTTACCCTCTACGAAGGGGCGAAGGAGTTGGTACGCTTGGCAAAGGCTGGAGCAGACACCGACATCCTGGTTCTATCCGCACCCACAACGTGGAACTCCTTGCGCTCGCTTCGTCGCTCCGTTCTTTTCTACTGCGACTGGCGCAATGAAGTGCGCCCCATGTTTACAGCAACCACCCAAGAGATCACCGCGCTCGCCGCACAAACAATCCCAACCCCAGGAGCATGACATGACCATCGTCAACAACCCATCAAGCGTTTCAGTTATCGGCAACTTTCAAGAGGAAGTCCGGGCTACCGTCATCACAGATGAAGACGGGGACCAGTTCATCCAGATGCAGCGGCGACGTGACCTGACCACCGGCTGGGAAAACAAACCAGGCCTATCAGCACACGAGCTACAAAAAATCCTTATCAAAATCCTAACCGACCAATAGCAACCACTAATCCCAACCCCAGGAGCATGACATGAACCCCTCAACTGAACTGACAGAAGCCAAGGCCGAGCTTTACTACACCGAGAACCTGCTGGAGGTGTGGGTGGCTGAGTACAAGCTTCGCTATGGCGAACTGCGCGACCTGCTTGGGAAGTACGTCAACGCCTCCTACTCCACCTACATCAATGGCTGGCTACCGTCATCTCCTAACTGCCCCGACATCCTCACCCTGGTGAAAGAGTTCGGCAAGGCCTATTGTGTGGAGGCCCTGGACGAAGAGACTGAGTCATGGCTCAAGCACCTGCCTGTCGAGGTAGAGGGCCTGCGCCAGGAGGTCTCGCAACTGAACAAAGACCGGCTCAACCTTCAGAAGAAAATCGAACGACTTGAAGCTAACCCTATCCCAACCCAAGGAGCATGACATGAGACTAACGACCAAAGAACAAGAGTGCCTGACACACAGGCTGAAGATGCCTGATACCATCTGGGACTTCATCCAGAACGCCGCCGCCGCCGAGGACCTGACGCCGCTCACAGAAGGTGGTGTTGACGATGCCTGTGAATCTCTGGTTCAGAAACTCGGCGCAACGATAGTTATTGAAGACCTGCCAACGCTTCAGATGTGGTTGCTTATGCACAGTATTGAGTCGGCCACATGGCACCTGTACGATCAGCCTCGCTCGTGTGTCGCGGTGCTGGAGCGTTGCGCTGCAAAGGTCGAGACGCTTCTTCTCCTCACACCTGGAACGCTAGACGTTCCTCCTAAACTCCGCCCCCCCCACCCAGGAGCATGACATGAAGACCCACCCCCGAACCTGCTACCACTGCGGTAGCCCCGTCCACGCACTCCAGGCTCGCGACTCCAACGATGACCTAGTCTGTATCGATTGCCGCGCTGCGCGGGCCTCTGAGATCTTCCGCCCAAGCAAAGAGATCCCCACCTTCAAGCTTGAGCACGACATCTTGCAGCTAAGGTCTCGCATCGTGGACGGCGTATCCTACTACCTCACACCAGACCTGCCTTGGCGACGCCGCAAGGTACTCCAGAACATCAGGTTCGTAGCCACGGTGGACGGGGAGTCCAAGGTCTTCGGAAGCATCCAGGCCGATGACCCTATCCACTACGTTGTGATCCCACGGGTGGACACCTCTGGTTCAGGCTCAGACCCCGTGCGGCTCCCCGCACCTGCTGACCTCCTCATCTTCGAAGCCAAGTTCACTTGTCGGGCAGGATGCTGGAGCACCCCTAGCTACTTCATCAGCTTGGCTGCTGCCTACGACTGGCTGGTCGAGCAATACAACGGACCCTATGGACCTGTCTCTAGCGGAGGTGAGTGATGGACACGCAACCAACCTTCAAGCTTGAGCACGACCACCTGGCGCTGGGACCGTTCCAAGTGGACGCCAGCAGGGGAGGGTGCGCCAGCTACGGCACCCCATCCAGAACCTGGGAGCAGCTACAGGACATCAGGTTCGTAGTCACCGTGGACGGAGAGGCCGAGACCTTCGGCACCATCCATGCCGTGGACCCGGTCCAGTGTTTCGTTTCCGTGCGAGGCGACGAGTCCATGCGACTGCCTGCACCTGAGACCCTCCTGATCTTCGAGGCCACCTTCCATATCCACGGCAGGGCTGCCGCAACCAACCACTTCACCACCCTGGCAGGTGCCTTCACCTGGCTGCAATGGGTCTACAACCACAGGAATGATTAACATGAACACGCAACCAACCCCTGCATGCCCCAACTGCGGCGGCGAGATGTGGGACAACAGCGACAAGCGCAGTGGTAAAGCTCCCGCGTACAAGTGCAAGAATAACAAGCGGGATAGCAAGACGAAGAAGAGCGTGGGGTGCGAAGGCATTGTCTGGGATGCCCCACTCGGAGGTGAGTGATGAACACACAACAGAAAGACGAAGCCCTTCGCATCGAAGTGAAGCAGGACATCCTGGACACTAGCTTTTCTGGCAACGACATCGAGGCCAGCGTAGAGATTGAAAGGCGAGCCCACGACGGGACCTACTCGACCTACTACCTGCATATTGAGGGTGGAGTACACGGCACCTACTGCCCCGGTGACAGGGAAGAGCCACCATCCTACCCAGAGGTGGAGATCACACGGGTCTGCGAGGATGACAAGCTAGACGTGGACTTTGAACTGACCGACCGTGAGGAAGACAACATCAAGAGCCTGCTGTACGAGGAGTACGAAAACTTTTGGGCAAGCTACTAGCTGACCACATTGTTAAGACAGGCAAGTAACCGTGCGTGAAAATCTAAACGAATCCTTAGAATCCCTGTCCTTTTTTCAAACCCCAGGTTCAACCAGGACAATGAAGAAAGTGAAAACAACCCTTGACAGTCACAATCCGTTGATATAAGATAGCTAATAGAGACACCCCAGGAGAACCCAATGCCCATACAATCCCAGACCCCATCACCTGTGCCACCCCCCATCACAGACTTCACCGCTGTCGGTGTGGTCGAGGGCTGGCTCGACTCCGAGAGCGAAGAGGAGGTCATCGCCGCATGGCAACACCTCATCAACACTGGCCTAGCCTGGAGGCTTCAAGGCTGGTTCGGTCGCACCGCTCACGCACTTATTACCACAGGCGTTTGTCAGACGAACGCTACTCAACAACCTAGATAGTAGACGATGAAAGGAACACATCCATGCTCTGACACTGACCACGACGGCGGTCACTCTTCCATGCGCTGGCCGCGCATGGGTTCAGATGCCCAGGCAGATCACCTGGGGTGGCCAGAGCATGGTTGTGTCCCTATCATCACAACAACCCCCAGGAGAATAAGACAATGCCTACCCGATTCATTCTAACCGTTGAAGTAATCAGTGACCGAGACCCTAGTGACCTGCTCGATGAAGTCATCGCGCTCGAACTAGACGACGTTGAGGTTGACGAGGACACCGCATGCGTCGAGGAGGTTGACCTCGCTGGCGTCGTCAGTGCCGCCGAAGACCTACTGCATGACCGCGCCCCGCACCTGCTAGGGTTCATGTGTCACCTGTTGCTTGACTGCAAGGTTGACGAGGCTGTGCTCCCCTACATCCTTTCCAAGCCATGGAAGTGGCAGACAGAGTACACACAATACGTTGCCTCTCTCAAGGGCTCAACGCCCAGTGAGAAGGTGGCATGAGTTGCCGGGGAGTACAGGCTTTGGTCGGACCAAGGGGGGTCGTGAGATCACCTGTGCTTCCCACCCTCTCACCAGGAGCGCGACCGCTATGATCGTCACACCCACACAACAGAAAGTTTTAGAGAACCTCACCCATGAACAAACCCTGATGAAACCCAGGCGAACCCTTCAGGCACTAGAGAAGAAGGGTCTGGTGGCAGGCAGCAAGCGCGGTGGCTGGAGCCTTACCGTAAGAGGAAGCGCATGGCTCGCCTGCCATAAGCATTGACAAGCGATGCTAATACATGCTACTAATAGTGCAACCGTTGGGATGCGGTTAAGGGGAGTTTGGGTACTCCTGGGGTAGTGAGGTACTCTGAGCCCGTCGCGGATCCTCCTGGGCCACGGCGGGCTCTTTCTTTTTGGAGGTAGCATGTGGCTTATCAGGTTTATTAACGGTACGTTCGAGGTAGGATACTTCCTCAATCAAGGTGCCCATGGTGACGCATGGGTAGGGCACCGTGCCTTCGCGGTATGCAACGATGCGGAGAGGATGTGCTGCATGCTCAATGGTGGCGCGGCACGCCCCGGTGAAGAAGGTGTCCTCGTTAAAGGTCCTGAGTGGGACGTGGGAAAGAAGTGGCTAGAACAGATGGATGCCCTTTAATCTTTGATGGCTGCGAGAATATCCTCTAGCTCGATGGTCTCTTCGAGGATGCACTCGCTAGGCCAGACCCATCCGCTGTGTCCTGCTGCGCACGTCCACCCACCCTGCGGCCCCATCTCTGCTTCGAGTATCTCGTGCTGCATCAGGATGTCAGGGTGCATGGGCTCCCCGCAGCCAGCCATGCGGCAACGCTTGCCTTCCCGCTTCCAGTAGATGACGTAGTCACGGCTCATTGCAGTAGCTTCCTGTAGAACGACTCACGCTTGCGAGCCTGCCCCCTTAGCGGGCCCCAGGCATCACGCATATCATACACCAGCGGGTCTTGCTTCCCATCGAGGGGCCGCATGATTCTACCGATGCGCTGTTGGACACGCCCTAGAGCGCGTGTAGGGGTGGCTAGAACGAGCGTATCAAAGTTGGGTAGGTCCAGGCCCTCGTCAGCCAGGACCGTTGCTGTGACCACCTTGAAGCGTCCGTCACGGGCATCCTTCAAAAGGTCTGTTCTCTTCTTCTGCGACAGGCTGCCCACCAGGGCAGCGGCTTCGATGCCGTTGTCGTTGAACCACTCGGCCATCGAGGTGCAGTGGGCTACCCTCTCCGACAGGAAGAGCACAGTTCTACCTTGTCCCACTGCGTTGGCTGTGATGTCGAAGAGTGCCTTGTTGCGTAGCTCGCACGACACCAGGCCAGACATGATGGAGGCCCAGGGTAGCTCCGTGTCTTCAGGCTCCCACATGGAGTCGAGCCACACCACCTGGGGCGTGACGATGTGGCCCGCCTTCTCCAGTTTGCTATGAGAGATAGCGAATATCTCTTTGCCGAAGTTCCACCACAGCATATCGGTCAGGCCATCATCACGCTCCGGGGTGGCTGTTAGCCCGATGCGGTAGCGAGCAGGCATAGCACAGAGCACGTCGGTGAAGGTGCGCGCTGGGGCATGGTGCGCCTCGTCCAGGATGACCAGGCCAAACTGCTTGCCCAGCGCATAGGTCTCCTCCCAGCGCCAGCGCGCCAGGGTCTGGATGGTGGCGATGACCACCCTGCCGCTGGAGTCGTTCTCGCCGTCGCCCACCATCGTCACGTCCAGGTCAGGGTAGCGGCTCTCCAGCCTCTCCACCCACTGCTGCGCCAGGTCCAGGGTATGCACCAGCACCAGAGCCTTGGTGTCAAGGGCCGCGATGAGCCCAACCCCTATCTCTGTCTTGCCTGCACCACAGGGCGCTCGCACCACGCCTTGCTCGTGCTCCCGGCATGCCTCGACGGCATCGCGCTGGTACTCCCGCAGACGGTACTGCTGGTCTCCGGTCTCGAAGGGGTCAGCCCCGTTGTACTCAGGCTCAGGAAAGGAGCGGGCGTCGGAGCCCACTAGCTTGTACGCACTGAGGTCAGCGCCGCGAGGCAGGATAGCACCATCCCCCCAAGGGTGCGAAGCGGGCAGCCTGCGAAAGGCTTCGACCCAGCGGTCAGGCATGGGCATGCGCTTGCCTTTCTTGCGCATCCTCGCAGCCTTGATGTACTCGGGGTTGACCAGCCTGAAGTCATCGAGGAGGTCATCGCCATCACCAGGCCTGAAGTAGTAGCCTCCCCCCATGACGCAGCGGAGCTTCGGTCTGTTGTTTCTCTTCTCTTCGAGGTCCATCGCTGCCCACCGTCGCACCCAGTCTGGCGCGTCCCATGATCTTATCTCAGACCACTCTTTGTTGTCATCGTCCCATAGTCGTATCCACTTCTTGTCCGCGCTGTACTCAATGGGCATCACCATGAGACCGCCTCCTCTTCCTCCTCGTCCTGGCTCTTAGGAAACACCCAGGCGTTGACCCGCTTGGTGCCCACGCGTCGTCGGTGTCGCTTGCAGCCAGCCTTGCGGATGATCTCAGCCACCCGCATCTCGGCGCGTTTCGTCATCTGGTGTGGGTCATGGCGCAGAACCTCTTCAAGGACCTCACGCACAGTGAAGGGGTTGAGCCTGCGCCTGCACCAGTCGAGCACCAACTCCTGCCAGGGGTCCTGAGACTCGAACTGCTTACTGACTTCGGCCAGGTTGCCTTCGTGTACATCAGATAGCCACCACTTCTCACCGGCATTGAACAGGGCCAGGGCCTCTGCCCAGAGTTGGTCTCGGTTCTCAGCTACCCAGGTCAGGTCAATGCTGCCAACCACCGCAGGCCAGAAGCGCCTGCTGCCTGTAGGGTCAGAGATGAACTCGGTCTCATTGGTTGAGCCGCAGAAGCACACACGCCTGGGGATGGTGACCGCATGCCTGCCGTAGGCTGGACGGTAGGTGTCCTGCTGGGCGGATAGGAAGGCCTTCACTGAGGAGTGAGCAGACTTACGGATACTGTCTAGCTCTGCTACCTCGTAGATCCAGGTGCGGCGGATCTGCGTGTAGGCATTCGCTGACCCGAAGTCCATGGGCGTGTCGCTGAAGTAGTCCTCACCTGCCAGTGAGCGCAGCGCCGTGGACTTCTTCGCACCCTGCCTGCCGATGAGGATGAGCACGCAGTCAGCCTTGCAGCCTGGGCGCATGGCCCTGGCCACTGCCTGGATGAGCCACCGCTTACCTAGTTCCTTATGCAGGGAGGTGTTGGTGCAGCCCAGCCCGTCGATGAGCCAGCGTTCGATGCGTGACTGCCCGTCCCACTGAACGCTCTCAAGGTAATCGACCAGCGGGTCCACCCCGTTCTCTTCGCCAATGAGCCTCACCATCTCAGCCACAGAGGCAGAGGAGAAGCGGCAGCCGTAGACGTTGTAGACCCAGAGCGATAGCCTGGTGTCGTCGGTGTCCTTCCACTCCTGGTCATCCAGGTTGAGCGTTCCTCTAAACCTGTCCTCCCAGATTCGCTTCTGCCAGCGCGTGTCTTGGGAGAGGATGGTGTAGAGGTTGCCGTGGATGCTCTTGGGTATGCCGCACGGCGCTCCGTTCTTGCCGATGACCTGGTCGCATAGCGCCAGCACGTCGTGCTCCGGTCCACCGTCTGGTGTGCCTGTCACCCGTGGAGCGTCCGCTCCTATCTGGTAGTACCACTTCATCGGGTTGCGCTCGTGACCGTGGCGCTTACTGGTGCAGACCAGGATGACACCCTTCTTTCCCCGGCGCAGGAACGCGCAGCCTGGTGAGGAATCCTCCTGGTGAGGACAGTAGCCCTTGAGTTTCGCCCCTATCTCCGATGACTCACCCCAGGCCAGCACCCCCACCTCGTTCTCGTCCACGTCGCGGAAGATGGTGTCGTGCTCTTCAGCCTTGCCTAGCTCAGGCACCTTCATGCCAGAGAGGATCTCGTCTACCTGGAGGACCGGGGCGTCCTCCTCGTAGTAGACGATGTGGTTGTAGGAGGAGATGTGGTCAGCAGAAGGGCACGGCATGAACCAGGCCCGCGCTGCATCTTTGCACGACGGGTCAGGCACCAAGCCAGCATCCTCGCATCGAGACATCGCCCAGCGAATAAGCTGGCCATGCTCCTTGCGATTGACTGGCCTGCTCAGGAGCACGATGGCTCGCGAGTGAGGCTCGTATGCGGTGTGAGACCAGGTAGTGTGGATGGCGCAGACCCACTCGGCCCAGACCGACTCCACGTCTTCGACGGTGCAGGTCCCATCGAAGTCCAGGCAGAGGGCTGAGACAAACTCAACGCTCTGGTTGGAGCGCGGCATGCCTTCATGCAGTTTGACCGGCGACCAGAGAGGAAGCTCTGCCTTCTCGGCGTAGACGTTCCCTTTAGCGCGAGCCTTGTCAAGCCACCTGAGGCCCACGTACTCGTCGCAGAACTCCTGCCAGGTGATCTCTCTGACGGCAGCGGGGATGGGTTTACGAAGGGAGGTATAGAGAGAGGTAGTGATGTTCATGCTTACTCAGGGGTAGTGGGGTCATAAGAAAAGAGGTGAACGGAAACGCTTGGGCCTTCGCTCTTGTTGGCGAACAGGGTCTGACAATGCCACTCTACGATGAGCACGTCATCGCGTATGCAGCCAGCCTTCACCAGGGCGTCAGCTATGATCTTAAGTATATTATCCCCATCCGGTTTTGTCGTGCATGGGATGCGGTCCTGCGGGTCTTTCGCCCGTAGCAGTCTCTTGGGCCTAGCCTTAACGGCGACCACACTAAGGACGCAGGCCTCGTCGAACGGGGCGCGGTCTTTCCACTGTTGTCGCATGAGGAGGGCACTGGCCCTCTCGTACTCGGCTGTCCCCTTGGGAGTGTAGACGTGTCCTGTCTTTGTGGTTCGTGGCCTGCCTTTGCCCAGTGGGTTGCCTGGGATGCAACACGTCATCATCAGGTGACGGTGAGAGAGAAGCCCAAAGCTGAAGTTAAACAACATCGGTTTCTCCGTGGCAAAACGTGGCGCAGTTCAATGCGCGCATGTACTGATGGTCTGCCCAACCAAACACGGTGCCCAGCACAGTCAGTTGAACCAGGCTAGGCATGCGCTGGTCTGATTCCCAGTAGCAGATGGCGTTACACACGAGGCCCTTTACCTCCGGGTAAGCGTCCCGGCATAGCGCGGCGAGTTGGGTTTGGTTTACCCCAAGCATCCTACGGGATACCTTGAGGTAGTTTCCTAACGAAAGCATATTGGACTCCTATTTGTATTGATGTTATACCCGGTCTCATGACCAGATACCCCATCCTATCACCAATCACAGCTTATGAAAATCTCTTGACATTTTCTTGACAACACAGCCATCACCTAGTGTGATATGTTCTATGTGAACAAGGAGAAACCATGGATACCACTACCCCACAATGGTTAGAAGACAGAAGACAAGGACTCGGAGGATCAGACATCGCAGCCATCTTTGGCCTATCCCCATGGGTCGGGCCTATTGATGTATGGAAGGACAAAACCGGCAGGTCTGAGCCTGTCGCTGAGACTCCTGCCATGCGCCGTGGCCGCATACTTGAGAACTCTCTGCGTGAGGTCTACGCCGAAGAGAACCCAGGCAAGACTGTGGTCACCTATGACAGCGACCTCGGCGTGCAGGATGCCTTCGACCGTGTCATCAAAGGCGCAGAGCCATGGCAACTAGCCTCGCTCGATGGCTACGTCATGTCCACGCTGGATGCTGACTACTCAGAGCGCCTCGGGCTATGGGAAGGCAAGACCTCACGCAACCGTGAGAAGTGGGGTGGCCCTGGCACCGCTGCTATCCCTATCTACTACGCTACCCAGGTAGCCTGGTACATGCCCATCGCCAGCAATCACTTCGGCACTCAGTTCAACTGGTGCGACATGACCACCTACTTCCCCTTCACTGATGAGTTCGTCACCTACCGCATCCACCGAGACCTGGAGGTTGAGGAGGCTATGATAGAGCGGGCCGGTAAGTGGTGGGAGAAGCACATCGTTGGTGACGTGCCTCCTCCTCTCGATGGCACCCAGGCTGCACAGGACATGGTGCATGAGACCTACCCGCTGCCTGAGTTTCAAACCCTTCGTGAGGCGGTGGACATCGAGATAGGTATATGCACAGACCTGCGCTCCATCCGTGACCAGATGAAGGCCCTGGCTGCAAAAAAGAAAGAGTTGGAGACACGCCTCAAGAGTTACATCGGACTGCACCCAGGCCTGGTCGGAGACTTCGGCAAGGTCACCTGGAAGGAAGAGGCAGGCCGCAAGACGATTGATACCAAGAGACTCAGGGCTGAACACCCTGACCTCGCAAAAGAGTTTACTAAACAATCCGCACCTAAACGGGTGCTACGTTCCACGTATCGTGGATAAAGGAAGAGAAGATGGGAACCCCAGAACCCCAGGCAAAAGCCCAGGCAAAAGCCCAGGCAAAAGACAATGGCATCGTGGTTATCCACGGTCGAGAGTACAAAACAGTAGCCCTCCGAGTACAGGAGTTCAGGGCTGACCACACCATCGAAGATGGCTGGGCTATCCTCACTCGTGTCGTAGGGCTCGATGAGAAGACGGTGGTGGTCGAGGCCAAGATCGTCACGCCAGCAGGCATCGTCGTTGGACTGGACTACGCGGAAGAGGTGAGGGGATCCTCCACCATCAACCGCACATCGGCGCTAGAGAACTGCTGCACTTCAGCTATTGGCCGCGCCCTCAGTGCCTGCGGGTTCGGTGGCTCCGAGTACGCCAGCGCCGACGAACTGGTGCGGGCACTGGAGCAACAGGCAGCAGCACCTGCGCCTACGCCCCAGTCCCTGACCAAGCGAACGCAAGGCCTGCGGCCTGCTGCCCCTGGACAACAGGCGTGCCCTGACTGTGCTGGTGCGATGTGGGACAACCGCAACGACAAGCGTAACCCTCGCGCTCCTGACTACAAGTGCAAGGACAAGACGTGCGGCAAAGGCGTATGGCTTACGCCTTTCACTCCCCAGCAGGAACTGACTGTCGCGAACATGGCAGGCTATGGCGAGATCGAGTCAGAGGAAGCTGGCGATGAGATGCCGTTTTAATGGACGGCAAGTATCACGACCCTTACCCTTACCTCTTCGACATCGAGCGTGAGAAGCTACAGGGTGAGTGCGACGGATGGGAGATAGGCCGCACCAACGGAAGGTGGACGGCATCCATCCGCGTCGATGACTACCAGATCATAGTGGTCGGCAGGCATACTCAAGACATCATTGAAGGGGTTGAGAAGCAAGAGGAAATGCTTCTCGCCCTGCTCACCGACACTAGCCTGTCTTATTCCAGTCTCGATTGACAGGGATATTGTTACTCTGGTCTGCCAGGTCAAGTGACAGGCCCTGGTAGACCCCTTCCTCAAAGTCGTAGTTATCCAGTGCGCCACGTAGCGCCTGGGTATACTGCTTGTTTCTCTTTTCCGAATAGGGCGACGATGGCTTCTTTACCGCTGCCCCACCTGGGTTACCGTAGCTTCCTCGGATCGTTCCGTCTTGCTCTATCTGCACGGTGTCGGCAGGCAGGTACCCACCTAACTGCAGAGGGCTACCAGGGACAGGTGGCGCAGCAGCGACAGGTGCAGGCTCTAACGAAGGGGAGCCCTGGCTTGTCATGGCTTGCCGCAGAGCGCCCTGAGTTGCTACCCCTGGCGCAGGCGGCGAGAACTGGGTAGCTACGGCATCGGACTGTAGGTCTGCGCTCTTCTCCTGGGCTAGTCCCTGGTCGTCCACTCCTTCCGTCGCCTGTTCTGTCAGCACTTCCGCGAAGGTTCCCTCAAAGTCTTCGAGCGATTTGTTTAGCCACTTATCAGCTTTCTTCGAGGCCTTGTCCCACTTATGCCTCTCCATTAGCTTGGTTAGCCTCTTTCTCTCCTTGTAGGACAGCGACTCGTACTCTGCCCTGCTCAGGCCTCCCTGCCCCCGGTAGTCCCAGCGGTCAACCCTGCGCTTTTCCTTGCCCTTGGGTTTGCTCCATCCGCTTTCGTCCTCCGGCATCAGGCACCTACTTGGTAAGGAAGGATACCAGAGGCCCTGAGCCTGCGCCTGCTATCACGCACAGCCATAGGATCTGGGTCATCTTTGCTAGGTTCTTCTCGATAGATTCACAGCGAGACTCTACCTCGGCAAGCTTTTGCTTGACCCCGGCTGCATCTATTGCGCGCTCTTCACTCTTCTTACGGAGGTACTTGAACTCGTCAAACAGATATGTCTGCCACTTGTCGTCGGGCATCGTCGTACTCTTTCCACTTAATGTATTTGCCGTCCTTGGTTTTCGCCATGAACTGGTTGCGATTTTTCTTTCGAGTCGTGTGCGAGACATGGATATGGCCCGTGGTCTCAAGGTAATATATGGCCTGGTCGATAGGAAACCCAGCCTCTCCCATTCTTAATAACTCCAACCAGGTCTCGTCAGGGGACGCCTTGCGAGGCTTTATGTCAGCGGCTTCCGCTTGAACGTGCTGACTGCTAGGGCTTCCCCCCACCAGTTCATTGACACGCTCGGACCTGAACCCACTGGTAATCTCCAGAGAACCTAGCTTATCACGCAGTGGTTGCAGGATGGCAGAGCACAGGCACTTCAGGCGTGGGATGTAGTCCTGCGGTACATTGTTCTCAATCTTCTGGCTTGTCACCCTGAACTCAGCCAGGGAGAAGTCGGGTGTGAGTTTCAATCTTCCTCCTGCTCGGCAAGAGCGGCATGCCTCCACATAACAGCCTGCTGTTCGTCCGCCGCCAGGGAAGGTTCCATTGCCCACAGAGGCATAGTCGCTGCTGCCGCTGTGGCGAGTTCTTCCTGGACTGGTTCTTCCTGCACAGGATGGTGGTCCCAGCCATCTTCCTCTCGGACTGACTCCCACTCGTAGCCGTCATAGTTGAAGTAAATACGATCAGGCACTCCTGCGTCGTGTTCTTCTGATGTCTCCACCAGCACGAGGTCGTCAACGAAGACGCCTTCCATTTCGTTGGCCAGCGAACTCGCGGCCTCCGACACCGCGTCACTCGTCTGCGGCTCCCACTTGTTCATCTTGGCGGCCCGCTCGATGGAGGCTTCTAGCTTTCCTACCTTGTCAGTCCCCTTGTCCTTGCGGCGAAGCGGGGGTCTCGCAGGAGGCAGCGGCTTAAGATCGTCTATGCCCTTGCGGAGTTCCGGTCGCCGGTATTCCTTCTTCTCTAACTTTTGGATAGATGCAGTATTGTCCCCTTCCAGAGCCATCCGGGCTACCCTTCTGCGGTAATCGCCCATGTTCTCGCCCTCTTTGCGCTTCACGCGGATCTCCCTGGCCACTGCTCCTTCTGGCTTGGATGGCATCATAGGCAGGGTCTCCACCCAGGTGTCGGACGCCCCGGCCTTCGGGCTTAACGCCTCTAGGACCTTCGCCCCTCTTCCCTCTCCCCACTTTTTCCCTATGGGCTTTGCGCCTGAACCGTCTGCCATTACTTCTTCCTCTTGATATCTTTCTTCCCTTTTATCTTACCAGCTTTTCTGTAGGCTATGGCAACAGCTTGCGCCCTCTTGTACCCTTCAGCGATGAGCTTCTTGATGTTGTAGGCGATGACTGAGGCACTGCTGCCTTCCTTTAGTGGCATCTCTCTAGCCCTTCAAGGCTCTTTTCGCAGCACCCTTCCGCAGACCTGCAAGGGTCTCGGCAAGTCGTGCGCGTTCGCCTAGCTTGCCTTTGGCCTTGGCCGCTTTCTCAAGCTTTTTCTTCGGGATCTTCTCGCCCTTCTTGACTCCCAACTCCTCGCGCAGAGCACCAGGCTTCTTGATTGCCCCTTTGATCCAGTTCTTTTTAGCCATCACTTGCCTCCTGCTTCATTTTCCGTTCACAACTTCATTATAGAACGCTGCCGAAATCACTCCACTTTTACGCAGCCTCTCCGTCATCTCAAGGTCTTGCTGCAACGCCTTGAATATGTCATCGCCTGGAACCCAACTCCTCTGGAGTGGCTTTTTGTATTTTAAGGCTGAGTACGTCAGCATCGTTTCAGCGTCACTGTTCTTTAGAAGCTGCTTCGGGCCCGTCCGTAAGATGAAGTCGAGGGTGAGCATGGGTAGGGCTAGTGCTCGTTTGCCTGCCCAGCCTACCGATGATGCGCCCTTCTCCCCTAGCCGCAGGAACTGCCGTACTGTTCTTTCGTAGAGAGCCTTTCTCTCGCTCTTAGAAAGTGAATCAGCAGCCTTCCTCAACGAATACAGCTTGTCTTTTTCTCTCTGCATGTTGTAGGGGGTCTCTATGCCATCACGGGTGTAATACTTCTCATTGCTTCTTATGACCTTCTCAAGTTCGTCACCGATTCCTTCTATGCGGTGAAAGGTCTGTGCTGAAATACCTTCTTTGGAACTTTGAGAAAAAGCACCTTTAACCTTATCAACTGCTTCTAATCCTGCTTGCGCCTTCTGTGTACTTCGCCGCAAGGCATTATAACTTTTAGTCTTACCGCCTTTCCTCCGCGCATCTGAGCTTTGAAGCCTCTCGGTGTTGGCTAGTTCGTGAGCCGCCATTGATTGGTTTCCTATGGCATCTCCCACGGGTGCCGTAGGGATGGCGGTGCCTGCTGCTGCTGCAACGAGGAGGGGACCACCAACGAACTCTGCAAAATCTGTTGCTGCTTCCTTCCAATGATCAGCGGCTGTTTCTTCTAACCGCGCCTGCTGATCGGACTCGGCTTCCTTGAGTATGGCGTCATGGGAAGCCTTTGTTCTGCGCTCACTCATCTCCTTTGGAGTGAGTTGCTTCTCAGCTTTTTCTAGCTTAACTGTCGCCACTTTCCTTCTCCTCCTGGCGTTCGCTTACGCGCTTCGCCTTCTTGCGTAGTCTAGCGGCTCTGCGCTTGTTGCCTTTCTTCTGCGCCCTCTCAGCGCGTTCTAGTATACGGTCTGGGTCAGGCTTAAGGATAGGGGCTAGAGCGCGCAGGAACGCCTCTATGGCAGGCCCATCGCCTCGCTCCAGGCTTCGCCCTAGCGGACCCCCTACGAGGGCTCCTAGAGGCAGCAGGGCGTCGATAGCGTCAGCCAGCATCTCAAGGCCTCGCTCTGGCTCGATGCCTTCCTTCTCCACGAACTCCTCGACAGCGTCTACCGCTATCGCTCCGACCTCTTTCTGGATGTCTTCAGGAAGGCTCATCGGGAAGATACCGAAGAGTCGGTGTCGTCTTCGCTTAGGGCCTCCGCGAGAGCAGAGCCTGTTGTCCAGGCCTCTCCGAAGTCAACGAGACCTTGAGCACCGACAAGACCCAGCACCATGGTGGTGATAGCCTTGAGAGCCTGCTCGTCTAAGGGCAGACCCAGCAGTGTTGAGGTGGTCACAAGGCCGATGGCTGCGACAGTCAATAACAGTTTTCGTGATAGGAACTTTTTCATTATGTCACCAATGGTTCGATTACGAGTACAAGATCAAGAGGCTGGGATGCAACCGCCAGGTTGAAGGACAGGAACATACTGCCAACACCGGAGCCTGGGAGGCCTGTCTCCGTGAGGTGAAATGGGATACCGAACGCGGCTATCCTGGCTCCGGTAGCGTCGTTCATATGGTTCCCTATCATGTCGATATTCCTTGGGTTGAGAGCCGTGTCCTCCTGGGAGATAATGCTCATTGCGCCGCCATCGGGAGAGGTGGTGTTTGGGGCAAACTCTGTGTCTGCCAGATACCAGTCAAGGAGTTGTCCTAAGGCGGGGGGAGAAACCAAACGCATCCTGATAATCCTGCCCCTAACAGGCAGGTCAGTGATCTCTACCGGCTGGTAGACTCCTGCCAATGTGGTGTTAGGAATAGTCATCCTCTTCCAGATGTATGTGTCTTTTGCTGCGGCCCCCATCAGGTCACCAGGGGTTCGGTAACGAGTTGAAAGGTAGCAGCGACGTCGGCATCCAGGTTCCATGCCAGGAAGAGGCTCCCAACCTTAGACCCTGGAGGACCTGTCTCCGTAAGCTCAAAAGGGATCCCCATGTTCTCCCCCACGACGGCCCCGTTGGAGTCTCTTAGTTCCGCGCCTAAGTGGTCGATGGGATCCGGGTCGCTCGCACTAAATGCAGTCACCATGCTTAGGGTTCCTCCAGTAGGAACAGGGGGAAGCGCGGTGGATAGCGACGTGTCAGCGATCCAGTACCTCACATCTGTTCCAGCTACGGCTGTAACGAACCTCACCCGGATTATCTTACCCTTGGTCGGTAGGTTGGGGATCTCGGCCGCCTGGGTGCCTGTTCCTCCAGCGGGGAAATCCACCGTTGTCCAGGTGTAAACGGATTTGCTGCTACCCACTGTGTCCCCCTATGCCCGGTAGGCCAGGACGTAGACCGTCCCTCTAGCTTTGCCTGTGTTTGTAATCCTCAAGATCGAACCCTCCCTGACTTTACTGTAGGACGGCGAGATGGTCTCTGCGCGAACAATGCTACCAGGCTTTTGGTTAGCGAGCAACAGAGGCCCAGCGATATCCTTGGCTCCAGAGAACACAACCACTGAGCCAGAGTCCTGTTTCTTCTTGCCCTCAACCACCACCCAGACATCGACAACCTGCATGCTGAAGCACATTGGCTCGGTCTCGTAGCCCTCACTAGAGGGGACAACAGGCAAGCGATACATCATCGGAAGCGACCCGGCAGCGTCATTGGAGGCCACAGGCTTGGCGTGCGCTCCGGTCAGCGCAGAAGCGTGGTCGCTCTCAGCGGTAAAGTCGAACTCAATGCAGCCCTCCGTCTTGTGGGACTTCAGGACGCGGCCTACCTGGCGAGTGAAAGCCCCGTTTGCTGGGGGTGCGCCAGTCCATCCGCCATCTGTACCCAGGAAGACAGGAGCGCCCTCGGCCAAGTAAGAAGTATCAGTGGGGTTGGACCTCTTCCAAGGCAAGCACACCACCAGGCCTTCGCCTTCGCCCGCTGACGCGTGCTTGGTCACCAGTAGCCTGCCGTTGCTAAGTGAAGGCATAGAGGCGTCAGCGAGGGTACAGGCTGCGTAGAGCCCTCGTGTACCTACAGCCACTACGATCTGGTCTGCCTTCACAGGCTTAACAGAGTAAACCCTGGTCGCAGCCCAATAGTTGAACTCTATAGCTGGCTTGAATCTTTTCATTTTAACTCCTATCTAAAGCCTGGTTGTGGTTTAGTTGTAGCCGCTTCTTGCTGTTCTGCAAGGTGCTCGGCCATTTTCGACATGCGGTCTATATCACGGGCAAACTCAAGATTCGGGTTGTAGGGATACTCAACCCCCCATCGAAAAAGACGCTTAAGCCCGTAGATCATCTGTGCGTCCATGCCCTGTTCGGCAACAGGGCTGTCGTACAGGGTGCGGATGGCAAGCGGTAGGTTTGACCCATACTGAGGAATAAACAGGCGCAGCATCAAAACCGTAAGAGGGTTCTGGACGTAGTACCCATCCTTGTCCTGGTTAGGCATCATGTTCCCAGGCAGTAGGTTCTGACTGATAAACTTCCAGGTAATAACTTCCTCATTGCTCATTCTTTTCCTGGGGTAGATTTTAGTGGCCAGGGGGTCGAGGTGCTGTCGAAACGCGGGCTCAACTATAGTCTGCACAAAAGGGCCAGTGAAGGACATTATTGGGTCAATGATTCCCGCCTCGTAGAAGTCAGCCGGGATTACCGCTGGGTCCTTTCCTTCGGAGACCATCTTCGCCATGTACACAGCAAGTGTTCCTGATATAACCGCAGGCATGAGCGCCACCCGCATGGTGTCTATCGCGGACATCGGGGACCATGCCTGGGCGATATCAGTAAACGCAGGCCTGCCATGCGCCATCTCCCACATCATCCTTTCGTTGGAGATGGGCCTGTGGATAAACGGATAAGTCCCGCCTCTCATCCATTTAGGAACCCTCATAGCGATAAGGTCGTCCAGGGCCGTGCGCGTTGTATCCGACTGAACTTTATAGTCTTCCTGATACCAGTAGGGGATACCGTGCATGAGCATTATTTGCTTTCTGTATTGGTCGATCTCGTTTCCGCTGTACAGCGCCTTCTTCATGTATGCCCCAGAGGGCTTAACGAACGGCTCCATCAGCGCCATATTGGCCTGCCACCAAGCTAGTCTCCACCACCGATAGAACGGGATATTAAACTGGGCGAGGAAGCCTGCTTCCATCTGGGCAAAGCCGTGCTTCCAGGAGTAGAAGGCATCCTTAACCGCCTTGTCAGCCTGGGCTGTGTCCCCTGTCCTGCGCCAAATGTCCAGCCAGAGCATGGCTCTCTGTTGCTGCTGCGCCCACTGGACATGGTCGTAGATATCGCCCTGCATATTCGACAGGCCTCTCTTTCCCTTTGGACCCAGGGACGAAACCCACGCTTTCCAGGAGTCGTCAGACTTGGCCAACAGAGGATTTGCACGGGTCCATCGGCTGACGCCTTGCAGCAACTCCTCGCTAACCTGGGTCTCAATAGCAACCTGCATAAGGCGCTCTCGCGCTTCGCTGTAACTCATGACCCTGGGCGTCGTGGTGCTGGACTGCATGAAGCCTTTCCTTCCAGACCAGATGGCCTGGAGGTCTGGGTCAAACAGGGCCTCTACCATGGGGCGCAAGATAGGTACGTTCTTCCTGGTCTCTTCTGCCATGCGCGACATTGCCAGGGTAGCGTACTTGCCATAGACCGGAAGGTATCCAGGCAGGTTTCTTGAGGATTGCCGCGCAGTTTCCGCCACCCCCATCCGCTGGAATAACTGGGCGTTGTTTCCAGCATAATCGTTGACCATGTACCAAGGTCTTAGAACCCCAACGCCCACTGTCATGTTGATCTTGGCCGCTCGACCAAGGGCGCTAGGGCTTACGCTCCTGAGAGAGGGGAAAACTTCGGCAATAGTAGGGGCTACTGCATGGTAGGCGTTTAGCTGCCTGACAAACTTGTCCATCTTGCCCTCGACGACATCAAACAGATGACGTGGGATGAAGACGGAGGTCTCTACTGATCGGTCTAGCGCCCGGAGGTCCTTGATGAGGTCTACTGATTTGAGTCCTATCTTTCCTTTTGCCAGCCTGTTGCGCGCAGGCATGCCAAGTCGCTCCAGAGTAAGAAAGACCTCCTCGTACTCCTTCTGAGTTTTGATCTCACCAACAAGGCCCGACAGGTACTTCGTCACGTTTTCAGCGTTCTTAGCTGTAATGTTCCCGCCAACCGCTCGACGAAAGATTCGGTTAAACCTAAACATAATAGCGCCAGAGGTCACAATGTCGATCATCTGGGCAGTAGACCTTGGGTCAACTATCTCCAGGTGGCTGCGGTCTTTAAGTTTAGCGGCCTCGTCAAACGGAACCGTGCCGCCCCGCCGGTTTATGAGATACGACTCGTTAATCTTGGCAGCATAGCCCGATGCCTCTCCAAAGCCTCCCTTACTGGAAGGCTTGTTAGCCTGAAAGTAGATGGTTCTTTGCAGTGACCGGAAGTCGATGTCCTGCCTCAGAGCATTTATGATTGTGTCCTTCATCGTGGCGATGGCTGCGTCAGGAATCGCTGGCCCTGAACGAGGAAGAAAGGCCCTCGCCAATCCATTTAGGATCTTTGAGTCCTTTAGCTCGGCTATGCCTGCCTCGTCCGCCATCAGGCCCAGAGCCCATCGCCTGAACTGGGTAAACATATCTTGGTCAGATACGTTCATCCATGTGTACTCTATGACGCTGGGGCGAGCCACGGTTCTAGCAGTGGCTAGAGCCTTAGTAGCGCCTGTTGCGAACTCTGAAGACCCCGCCTTGTAGCGGTTGATCTCAATGGCGTCCGTTGTGGATACATACCTGATGAGGGTGTCGATAGGATTGCGAGACCATGTCGTTATGTCTATCACGTCCTTCGACGTTCTATCGAGCATGTTGTCAACCTGCTTCATAGCGTCGTATACAAGCTTGCTGTACTCGCTGTAGTTAGACACGTCAGGATGAAAGACGGGCCTGAACTTCCTTATGAAGTTTCGGATAGGCTGCTTTACCGCTGCCGTAATAGAGGTTCCGCCCCCATAAGGGCCAATCATCGCCTTGATTTGCCTGTCTATTGCCTTCGCAGGCAGGAGTCCTGCCTCCTGGGCCATGTGGCTCTTGGCGAAGTTAGAGAGCATCTCAACAGCGTCTTGAAGCTTGGACGTTCTAGCAGGTGATAGGGGCTCCGCCTTAAAGGCCCTGGCAGGCTTAAGGAGAGCGGTACCCTGGGTGGCAGGCATCACTACGCCGCCTTCTATTTGTGGCCTGTCTCGTCCCCACGTATTTCTTTTCCCCTTCTCCCTTATCATTGTGAGATCGGAAGGAGTCCAAGACGCAAGCACATCCTCTACGACATCGACGGCCTCCCCGGAGAGGTCTTTCCCCTTCCATGGGTAGGGAGGAATAACACCTGTTGTCGTTCCATCCATCATCCGCGCCCTAAGCCCTGCTGCTGCCGCTGCACGCCACTCCGCAGCCCCAGGGTTATCCGCGTCAAAGATCCTGGACGGAGCATCCAGCATCTCATCTATGTCAGCATCGGTGAGGTATCTCTTGTTTAGCCCGTAGCTCTCTGGGGCAGCTACATACTCTCCCCTCAAGGTAATGACAGACGGCTCTCTTCCTGTGGCCTCCTCGATGATGCGCCCTTCAGGCCCTCCGACTTCTTCTATGAACTTCATGACGGTGGCCCTTCCGTACCTCTCGTCCAATGACTTTGAGAACTTGGCCTGGTCGAGGATGCGACCCATGTCGTCGGGGTGCCTCTTTAGCTGCAGCAGGTCGGCAAAGGCATTTTCAATAGAAGGGTCTAGCTGGAAGTTGTCCTCCACTGTTTGGTAGACGCCTTTCAGCCAGCGGGAGAAGTAGTGGAACGCACCCTGCAGGCTCTTCGTAGGGGCCTTTCCTTTTTGAAGCCATACCAGCCATGCGTCTACGAATAGCTCTTCCGCCTCTCTATTCCAGACGAAGTTGCCTTGCGCGTCCTTTTCAGCGGCTCGGCCTGTCTTCTTGAGTGTCTTTCCTATCCAGGTCTCAACGGCCTTCTTCTCCTCGCCTATAAGGTCGCGGCGAAACACATGGCCTAGTTCATGCAGCACCGTGCTGACATCGAATCCTGGGTTAGAAGGGTCCTTGTACTTGAAGAGGTAAATGATCTTTTGGGCATCTGATCCCACCCCTTCAGGAAAGACCGTGGCTCCTTTTATCGTTCCCTCTTCTGATTGCAGGAGTGTCTTAGGCGTGGATATTGGAGCGGCCTCCGTTAAGGCTTGCTCTCCTCCTTTGGCTCTCCATCTTTCCCCCAGTGCTTGATTAAACGTCCATCCTTCTCGGTCAGCAATCCTCTTTTGAGCAGCCACGATACTGGGGTCATACCGCCGAAGTACACGTTCAACGGCTTCCCTGGCTTCTCTTCCGTGTCCTTTGAACTTGTCTCCGTCACCTTCTTCGAGCCACTTGAGAAAATCTTCGCCATTAGGATTTGCCCTCCAGTCATTCTCTTTATACCCGGTTTGGGAGCGGAAGTTTCGCTTTTCTATAGGGTTGGTTATCCTCTCTCCGAAAACCCTGTTAGCAATAGCATTAACATCTCGCTGAAAATCCAGGTTCTTGATCCCCTCGTATTCCAGGTTGAGCAAGTGTACCCCGTCTGGCGTGCCCACTACAGCAATCGACTGTGCAGCTTTGGTTCCGTATTGGTCCACCAAGGCCTTGGACAGGTCATCTAGTTCTTCATGGGTGGGGGTTCTTTCTTTCAGGTCGAGCCTTATTCCGTTGGACTTCCCCTTTGAAAGGCCTGCTCTTTGGTACCTGGTGTGCCATGCAAGGGCCTTTTGTCTTAGCAGTATTGCATTAGCTACCGCATACATATTCGCAAGGGCGTGACCTTCCTTTGTGAGGATGTGCTGGTCGTCACCCGTGCTTCTTCCCAAGGCCAGGATAACCGCTGAACCGGGGGAGTAGTCTCCTTGGTAAAGCCCAAGCGTTCCTATTCGCTGGATGGGGAGCGGCCCTAGCTCTAGCGCCAGTACGTCCCTTCCTTCAGGGGTCTTAAGTATCGACATTACCTCGGCGTGGAACTCTAACTGCTTGCGCCAGTCAGCCTTGAACAACTCCTGCAGATGGTCCGTATTAGAGCCTGGTTTGCTTTCCAGGGTCATCCACAGACCTGTGTCCTTCATCCCGTCAACGATATCGTAGTTAGACTGAGAGGCGTAACGCGGGTCAAGGTCTCTTGTGGCAACCCACATTGCAGCCTGCACCTGGTCGTTTGACCACTCCTCCTCGCCGTGCTTAACCTTTTTGTTTAGGTGGTCTCGGATGTCCTCGATGATGCGCTTGATGAACTTCTGCTGCCCTGGGTCCGGTGACCCTCCCGCATACCCAAAAGCCTTCATGACCCATGTATCAATGGTCGGCATGTCCGAAACGACCTCTGGGTCGATGTACCTTAGCAGGTCATCCTTAAACGCCCCCACCTTTGGCCCCAGCGCCTCTCCTCTTTCGTAGGCATTGATGACCTTTTGTAGTGTTCCCGTCCTGGTCTTGCTGGCCTGGTTGAGGATCGTGATGAGGTGCTGCGGGTTCTCCCCTTTATCCATGGCCTGGATGGCGCGAACAGCCTGTAGCACATTCTCGCGCACCGACTTCTGCGGGCTTAACTCTGAGATAACAGCAGCTATTCTTCTGGCTAGAGGGATATCCCCCGAAGCCATTTCAAGTATTCCCTTGCCTGCCTCACGATACCAAAACCTGCTGTCAATGCCTGCTTCTGTGAAGTTTATTAAACGATTGCGCAACGCATCCAGGTCCTTCTCTTTCCTCATGGGCTCACCTAGAATAGGCCCTAGAATGTCTTTCTCTTCCCCCTTTGCGTTAATCCTCTTTCCCGGAGAAGGCCCGCGCACGGGCGTGTCATAAAACCTTTGGCGTGCATCCCTGGGGCTCAGGCCTTTGTAGTTTATGCCTCGCACACGAGGGGCTCCTGAGAACTTCCCTGACCGGAAAGCGTACCGCTCGTTCCTCTTTTTCATCGAGAAGAGATAGTCTGACTCGTCCAGCATATCTAGCTCTGCTCGCAAGTAAGAGCGTCCCTCATCAGGTGCGTCGAAGGACCTAATCACAAGCCTTGGACCCTTCTCATCGTACCAGACAAGAGGGTTTCTCTTGTACTGAGACCCCCAGGCAACGGCCCGTGCGTCTGCCAACTCCATTACGCTCTCGACCTCTACTCCAGAAAGCCTTTCTTCTGCGAGCAACTGGTCAACGAGGAGCCCTCTTTTCTTGAATCCATTAGCCATCAAGGTAACGTCAGGGGACCGAAGTGCCTTGGCCAGCCATCTAGCAACCTTGCCCTCACGACCCTCTGCTACCCTGCCTACCCACTGAGACAGGCTTTGGCCCACCCCAGGGGGAGCGTAGGCCTTTAGAGCGGCAGGAGCGTCTATACTGCCTCCTCTCACTATAGATGGCTTCCGCTTGATCTCTGCTGCGGCTTTCTCCAGGCTGGTAGCGATCTCATCGAGCGACTCCCGTGAGGCCTTAGTCACTGCTTTTTGTCTTGCTATTTTAACCCTGGCTTGAGCCAGTGAGGTCTCTGCTGTTTTTAGCTTTAACGCTACCGTTCCTGCCTTGGGCTTTGCTAACCCTGGAACGTCTTTCCTGAGATTGATCGCTACCTGTAGGTCTTTTTTTGCAGCGTTAAACGCCGAAAGAACACCAGCGCGGGCCTCGTTAAGAACCTCTGATTGCTCGATGATTGCCCGGTAGTTCGACAGGCGTATCTGCGCGTCCTTGAGCCCTCGGATATTCCGGTACCGTTTCGCCGCTTCAGCAAACGCAGGGTCCAGGTTCTTCATGGCCTTGTCCCAGTCACGAAGGTACTTGCTTAGGCCTGTTTTGTTTTTGCTGCCCTTGATTAAGATTCTAAGTTTAGTCCTTTCCTTTTCGATAGCCTTTTCTTTTTTCTTGTTGGCCCTGCGAAAGGCGTCTGCCTCCTCCCTGGCTGCGGCTTTCTTTCTTTTAATCGCCTCTTTCGCATAGTATGATTCTGGCTGAGTTGCCTTGGGAGGCATTGCCCCTGATGCCGCATCAGAGGCCTTGGTTTTTTTGGTTTTACGGGCAGGAGTTACGACAGAAGCGCCCAGGTCAATGAGTCTTTGTCTCGATGCCCTAATCTCTGCGCTACGCGTGGCGATGTCTTGGGCTATTTGCTGGGCACGTATAAGCTCTGGGACGTTCTTCTTTTTGTTTATGTCGGCCCCGTCAATCTGCTTTTCGATGGCTAGTGTTACGGTGTCAAGGTCTTCGTCAACGGCCTTAAGGCTCACTCCTCTTTCCAGGTCGAAGGGGTTCTGTTTCTCCGGGTTCCAGCGCCTAGTGAATGGAGACTTCCAGGACTTGACTGACAGGGGAAGGTCCTCAAGTGGCATGTCTTTTAGGTACTGAAGATATATCTTGGATAGCTGCTCCAGTTCAGCCGCAGCCTCTGCCTCAATAATAACGGCCTCTGCAATGCGGGCCTTTGCAACGCGGTACTTTGCTTCCGCAAGCGCCTTCTGCTGAACAAGCGCCACCTCTTCGGGGGTGCCTCCCTTTATTACAGTCGTTCCCCTTGTGTGTTCAAGGACCCCAATCCTTGACTTGGTATCAAGGATCTCGGCGGTGAGGCGCTCCTCGTCCTTGATGGCCTGGATGTATTCGTTGCGGATGATCTCCAGGTCGGCCTTGGCTGACTCATTAAAGCCAAGCTTCCGATGCACATTTAGGTTGTACGTGCCGGTTATCGCAGCGTTCTCAAGTTCCTTATTCAGGAAAGCCACAGCCTCTAGTGGGTCTTCAAACTTGTCCGCATCTCGCACCACCTTGGCCCACTTATTAAGAGACCTGGTTTTTACAAACGCGTTTCCCATCTCACTGATCTTGCCTATAGATCCAAGCCCCAGGCCTATGACACTAGGCTCCATAAAGACAACAGGCATCGCTAGAAGAATGTGGCTTGCCTGTCGGATTGTTCGGCTGGGGGGAGGTTTGTTGCCTGTCACCATCTCGTGGGCAGCCCTGATGGTGTTATCCATGTTTACGCCGATCTCCGGGTTGAAGATCAGGCTACCACCTGTGCGTAAATAAGTTAAAGACGGCTGGCTCCACATTTCTGGGATGGACTCCCCTATCCGTTCCAGCCCCACACTCAGAGTGTGCATAGGAACATGCACACTCTGAGAAGGGGCTGCATGTTCCTGCCCTCTCACCCAAGCGCCGAAAAGAGCACTCAAGGGAAAACCTGCGCGGGTCAGATAAGCTAGAGGAGACTCTGTCTCTATGTGCATCTTGCCCCAGTAGGGCTGCTCATGGGCTGCTATTGGGAGCATAACAGCAGCCAGAGCTTTCATAGGTCCAGGCAAGTTGGGGTTGTTCATTAGCCAGGTGTCCTGGCTGTCCTTCCAGAGCAGGACCTTTCCTCTACCCATATTGTAGATAGCAAGAAGCTTATCGCCTGCCCATATCTCTGCCCGTTCCTGCAGGACCTTGGTCGCCTCGAACTTCTCAACCTCGGTCATAGTGGCAAGATCCTCTGCGTTGTCTGCCGCTAGTCGGTCGAATCTCGACTGAATGAGCTTGTGTCTTATTTTTGATGCGTTTAGTCCTGTCTTGCCTGGGCCTGTAAGGCGCGTGTAGGGGGCCTGTAGGTCTAGCATTGCTGCTGGGTCGCCTAGTAGGTACCTATAATAGTCCTGCATGCGGTAGTACGGTCCTGAGTAAAACTTACCAGGATTGGCCAGCTTGATACGCATGTTCTGAGCCCATTCAGATGTAGAGACATCCGCGTGACCATAAAGCCCTGGCTTTCCAGCCTTGCGGGCCTCTACTTCTTCTCCCTGGTTCCTAACGAAGGCCTGCCAGGACTCGGCTTCCATCACCTTGGCGAGTTCTTCCAGGAGGATCTTGTCTACGATGTCGCCGTTTTCTAGCCTCTCTACTTCAGCTTCTGCCTCTTCAGGGAGCGCGACAGGCTGGCCAAGGGCTGACCATCTAGCCGACCACAGGTCTCGTATAATCAAAGCGATGCCGTTTTCGATCCATTCTTCCGGCATCTCTTTTTGTATTAAAGGAAGGTCATTAACTATGAACTGAATAATCCCTTCGGGGGTAAAGTCGTTTCCACCCTTTCTGGCCTTCACCATGTCGATCCACTTCCGCCGATCCTCTTCAGGCATCTTCAGGATGATTCCGATTAAGCCTTCAGCCTGCTCCTTGTTGAGAACGGCCATTGAATCCTGAGTTGCAAGTTCTGCTTCGAGGTTCTCCTCAAAGGTCATTTTAGCAAACAGGTTCGGGTTTTCCCTCTCTAAGGCCTCCATTGCTTGCTCGCGGCTTTCCCCGAACCGATCCTCGCGCTCCTTCATGCGGGCCTTCATTTCGTCTTCGCGCTTCTTGTCTTCCTCGGTATACTCCCAGGACTGAAATCCCCAGTACCCTTCCGTTTCAGAGGACCAGCCACGACCCATTGCTCTCAGTTTAAGGTGCTTTAGGTAGTCTGGCTCATCCTTCTTGAGCTTCTCTTGCTCCTCCTGGCTTATGCCTTCCAGCCTGTCTTTGGCCTCTTCTGGTGTAAGGTCCCGAAGTGCTTCTATCTTTTCTTCTTCAATAGTAAGGCCCCAGTCGCCGCCTTTGTACTGATCCCTGAAGTCTCTTAGGGCCAGTGCCACGGCATCCTTTGAAAGCCCTCTTTTCTTAAGCCCTTCAACGTAGTCATACTCGTCGCGGTTAGTTGGGTAGGTAAGCTTGCTTCCTACCAGCCCTACGCGTGCCCTTCCCGCACGGCCCAGGTAGTAGGACACTGCGTCCTTTACGTTGCCTGTGGTGCGCCCTGCCGACTGTGTCCCTAAATGAAACCGAGTTCCTCTCTCGAATGTGTTTGACTTCGTGAACTCCTCCCAGGCTTTCTTTGGAATGTCAGCACGGAGCTTGCCCCACTTGAAGGGCCAGACGGTTGTTGAGTCTTCCAGAGAGCCTTCTTTGGCCCTGCTCGCCGGGGAGAAAGCCCTGGACGGGACGTGCGTAGCCAGGGTTACGGCTGCGTCTGTCAGTGGGTCGAGTAGCTTTGGATTAGGGACAGGAACGTTTAGACCCACCTCTACCGTTTCTTCTTTTTCGGGAACCCCTGGGTCAAGGTCAGGGGCGTCATACGGGGTGTGCGCGGCACTGCTGTGGGCGTTGGTGTACCAGGAGCCCCATAGCTTTCCGTAGTCTCTTACAGCGTCGATGGACGCGCTGGCTGTGCCTCTGCCTAAAACCCCAAGGCCTGTGCCCAGGGCTGCGCCTGCGGCCATGCCTGGCAGGCCTCCTACTATGCCTACCCCTGCTCCCATAACCCCGGTCCCTATTGGCATGTACTTTTCAAAGGTCTTCTGGAGCCCTGGGGTCTCTCCGATCCTTTCCATTACCTGTTTGTCTTGGTCTTCCTGAATAGCGTTGAATCTTTCTATCCACTTCTCTCTTCGCTCTGCCTTTGTTCCCGTGACCAGGGCAGGATCCCACATCTCGATCTCTGGTATGTTTGAACCATAGTCGATAAGAAGTGAAGCCCCGCCAGGTGTCTCAAGTCCTCTAAGACCTGCGTTCTCAAACGCTTCCTGCTGACGTGCGAGCGCGACATCCGTCGCCTCTTCCATAAGGGCACCAGCTTTGGCCTCTTCGTTTGCCTGCGCGACCTCTTCGTCGGTAGGACCGAGAGGGTCAGCCGCCTCCTGGGGGGACGGGTCGGCCATTACCGGGTGACCTTCTGCTTGTCTATCGCCGTTTGAGCTATCTTTTTAGCAAGTATCGCCAGTGCGGGATCAACTACCTCTTCTATTTCTGTAACCGCTTCTGGAATGACATTGGTTTTGTTGTCTTGCTCGCCTCCTACTATTTTTGTAGTGGCACTGGACAGGTCAGCCGACTCCTGTTTCCTTTCTCCTTTCTTTAGCTCCTTTTTAATCTGCTTGTACAACAGCTTCTGTTGCGTGGGGTCCAACCCTTCAAGGGCTTGCAGGTCCTCGACGGTGCTGCCGGGGATCCTCTGCATCTTTTCAGTCCACTTCTTAAGATTCTTCTTAGTGGCCCCTTCTTTTGCTCTCCCAAATGATTTGAAGATGTCGTCCATTGGAATATCGCGCTCGTACATTACCTCTGCTTTAGGGTTCGCACGAGGCCCTTGCACATACTCAAGATCAACTTCACCTATTGTCTTTGGCCCCTGGCGTTTACCGGCACCTTCTATCAATGAGTCCAAGAAGGCTCGGTTTAGGCCTTCGGTTCTGGCTTTGGCCTCTTCCGATCCTCCACCAGAAGCTATCGGAACTTGCGAAGTCATAGCAGTAGCTATCTGAGCGCTTACGGGATTGTCGATTTCTCTCATTTCCTTGACCATTGGCTTCATTACATCTGTGAAAAAAGCCTTGATTGACGCTTTTTCGGTTGACGAAGCGGCGTCGGAGGCACGACTCATGTGTTCATTGGCCATCGCAAGAGCCTCGTCCGCTTGTTTTTCCCTAGTGGCTGCTAGGCGTTCCGAAGCCGCGCCTACGTCTTTTCCTAGACTATCATAGGCGCTGGAAAATCCGGTGGGCACTTGGGCCCAACCAGGTGCGTTTGTATAATCGTTTACTCCCTTGTGAATCCATGATCTTAGCGATTCCGGGGCTAGTCCAAGATGGGACTCCACACGGGAAATCAAAGCCTCCTGCTGCTTGGCGTCCACACCCCTGATAAGGCCACCCTGATTTTTGAACAGACTGTTGAGTAGAGCCGTTGACGAACCCGTGGCCCCTGCGGAGGGGAGAGGGGAACCGCTGCTGATTCGCGTCCGCCATCCGGGGACACTCTGTCCTGTTGACGACGCCGCACCATTGATGTCGGCGTCATTTTCTGTAAGCCATTGCTGAAAGTTCTTCTCTCCCAAATCACTTAGCTCTTCAGGGAACCTGCTCATCAGGGCGGCGTCAAAGGCACCTGTCATCGCATTTCCCATGGCCTCCGCGAACTTGCCTTTCAATCCAAGTTTCGACCTGATGTATACACCGCCAAGAGCGCCGTAGAGCCCTACAAGCTGGGATGCCATCTGGCGCTCTGCGGTAGCAGATAGCTTCTCCCCCCTTGCCTTTGCCTCCGCCTGTGCTCGCTTATACTGCAACTGGGCTTTCTCCCAGTCAATAATCATATCCTGCGCCTCAAGGGCGTAGGCTATCGTGTCGCCTGGTGGGACAGGGCGCGGGCTGCGGATACCCTGGGATTCGTCCAAGGCCGCTGTTCTTGCTAGGCGCATGTGGAGCTTCCAGGCCAGCTTTCTATTGGCGGCCCGCACCTTCATCTCGTAGTCTGTAAACCGTTCTGCCATTATGGTCGCTCCTTATAAATAGCCCTGGATGGTACCGTCAGCGTTGTAGAGGGGGGTGCGTTGCTGGTCTCCAGTACCGCCTACCGCGCCCCAAATAGCCTTGGTTCTTGCTGCTTTTGCTTGCGCGTCGGTTAAATCTTCTACGCCGCTTTTAGGCATATCACGCGCCGTTTCTACCTTGCCTACGACGTTTGCCGCCTTGGCAATGGTGCTGGGGTCAAGGGCTCTTGCCATCCGGGCCGCGTTGGCTGCATCATCTTTGCCTTCTCGCGCAGCTATTTGCTGACTAAGCTGATTGATCATCTGCTTCTTGTACTGTGCCTGCTGGTCACTATGTTGGGCGATGGCCTGGTGAGCCGCTGATATGCTCTTACGCCCACGGGCCTGGGCGTCTTTCATGGCTGCCTGCGTCTGGGCCGCCTGCCAAGGCGCTCCCTCGGCAGTGGTCATTAAAGCACGGGCGGTCTGCCCTGTCTCTGGTGTCCTGGTAAGGCCCATGTACTTCTGGACCTCCTGGCGCGAAAGCCCAAGGCCTTCATTCATCCATTTTTCCATTAACTGGTTGCGCTGATTCATAAGGTTCGCAAGCTCAGGGTCACCCTCCGTAGCGAGACCGTAAACAAACCCTGCAACAAGACCAGCAACGGCAAGAGGCCATACGCCTGTGGAGAGCCCTGCTACGCCTAGATGCGCCGTCTTACTTAATACGCCTTCCCAGTCCATAGAGCTTGCCATGATGTCTCCTACTTAAACGCAATGTATTTCATATTTCTAACACGCACACGGGTATGCGGTGATTCGGACCACATCTTTATAGTTGCACTGTACCACTCTGGCGAAGCCTCTGTATTCCTGAAGTCCACTGAGTTGTTGGCCACAGGGTCGTTAGAGACCCAAAGGTAATGCCCTGACCAGGTCCTGTCCCTCATCCTGAATCTCTGCGGCCATTCAAAGACTTGTCCGTCAATATCGCTCTCTGAACCTAGCCTCCCTGGCGGGACTGTAGCCGTGGGGTCCTCGCCTACGCTTCCCTCTACTATGCGAAACTGGGCCGTGATGTTCTTGTCCTCCTCATCTCTTAAAATCGACCCGTTCCTTACCAAAAACAGCTTCATTCCTCCCCCGCGAGTTATAGAAGACCCCGTCTGAGGTTGATCGTTCCCAACAAACACCTGCCAGGTGAAGCAGATGGCGCTAGGCCTGTAGGGTAACTGAAACGTGATTCCTGCTCCTGGAATCTCGATGAAGTCCGCATTTGGTTGCGTGAAGGGGTTAGCCCCGTTTGCGTAGAGTTCGGAGAAGAAGTCAAGGTTGGCCGTCGCTCCCTGCTGCCCCCATCGGGTAAGAGAACCTGGGGCGATCTGCTCTTCGGTGATTAGCTGCTCTTCTCCCCATCCGCCTCCGGTTCCTGGAGCGAGCGGGGCATCTCGCAGGTTAGCGTCATCCATCCATCCGTTGACCATCTCAAAGGATGGGAGGATGTCCCGTCCTGCGAGCCCGCCAACCCCTGCTGTGGGCGCTTCCGCCTTGTAGTAGGTATCGGAAACCGTGTCGCCCGAAGGGGTGTCGCCGTTTGCGAAGTCTGGCAGGTTGGGTTGAATAATGGCCATGACGGCTCCTACTGTCCTGTTATTATCTTACCAGACTGCAATGCGATTGCAGAAAGATTGGCATTGTCAAGGGTACACCTCATCGTGGAGGTTCCTAAAATGGGTGGATAAGGGCCTGGGCCCACCTGGTGGTTTAGCCCCCACGTTCCTCCGCCCCCAATCCCGGTGCTCCAGGCATAAGGTGCGGCCATGCCAGTCCCATTGTTCCATGGAATCAGGCACACGCAGGCCCTAACTGCTGCAATGTTAGGGACAACGGGTCGCCCGTCCGCTATCGCTTGTGCCACATAGTCTTCGTTTGCGCCTGTAAGAAGGACATCTTTAGTGAGAAGGATGCGGATGGAAATATCTATCGAGTGCTTTCCCCATCCCCGGTAGATGGAAACGCTGGCAGGGTCAACACAAAACAACTCTCCCTCCAGAAGGTCGCTCCCTGCGAGCGCCCCTTGAGGAACGTAGTAGAGCCAGTTTCCTGAGCCTCTCTGGTAGAACCTTTCGGAGTAACCAAGAGGCCTCCAGGCCAGATCGGGAACTGCCAGAGAGTTAGCCTGTGATAGAAACTGAAGAGTAAACCCAACCCTATCTCTTGCGTCTGTCTGTGATAAGGCCCCTTCTTCAGAGAAGTCTTGATTGATGTAGTTCAACCGGCAGTTGAAAAGAACTAGAACTCCGTCAATGTTCTGCTCCGACGTGTCGTCTAGGTTAATGCCTGCGCCTGAGACCACCGATCCCTCCCGAAAGTCTAGCATCAGTGGAGTCGCTCCATCCGCTATGCCCATCCATCCGTTCAGGGTATGCCCGGTAGGGCCGAAAGTTCCACCCGCATCCCCCCACGCAAGGTACGGGGAGTTATCCGCCAAAGAGTCTTGCGCGTAGAAGGTCGCCGGATTGGCACTGGCCATAGAAATACTACTAGCCCCAAAATAGGTTCCTGCACCTGGATTGGTGACGCTTCCGAGAAGACTTGGAAGGTGCTGGTCCCTAAAGCACCCCTCACGCACACCAGCCTCGGCATCATTCTGGTTGGCAGACTCCCCCATTTCCGTGATGGGCTGGTTGAGGTTCTCAGAGGTGAATAGGTCCCTCTCCTCCCTTGGGGTTAGGTCTACAGTTTTCGCCATCTTAGTTTCTTACCTCCAGCACAATGAGGGACCTGTTTCCTATCACACATCCTACGGATCCAGAGTTCGCTATGTCGGTGTAGGCACCCAAGTTCGTATGAGACTCGTCGTTATCAACTAAGACCATTTCCATCGCGCATAGCTCAACGGTATGCGTCCCCTCTGTTACTATCTGCATGGTCTCTATGGTTATCGGGTAATCTCCGAAGTATCCGACCTGGCCCTTTACGTCATTTTCATATTCGGCTGTAGCTACGGCTGAGACCTCGGCTATCTGCCCATCGATTCGTAGCGCATAGTTCGTGGGGGCGTAGTTGTTGTCAATCTGGAAGCTGGCTAAAACCCAAAGCATGCTGGTGTCGGTCTCTATCCTGGCTTTCATTATAGATGACCAGGTATAGGTCTGAAGCACGGTAACTGGATTATCTATCGTCGCTGGACCGAATAGGTTTAACTTGTTCCCTACATTTGAAACCATGTTTCTAGCCGCAGTCTCTGCTATCGTATGATTTTCAGGAATCCACCAACGATAGGCGGCGTCTTGAGAGAGCGCATCCCGAAACCCGTTGTTGATGACGGCTGGAGCAACGGCGACCGTTCCTCCCGTCATGCCTGCGAGACCTCCGTTCAGGCAATCTAGCCTCCAGTTGTGCTCGTTAAGCGTGCCACCTAGCTCACCGGCTATCTCCTGGAACCCACGATTGAAGTCGTCAACGCCGATCACTGAGGCGTCAGGGATGGTAAACTTTGGGAACTGCCAACTCATGCTGGCCCCTCCGGCACACGAGCCCCGCCTGAGTCGTGCGGTAGAGTATCTATAGAGAAACCGAAGAAGTCGATGGGCTGGCTTGAACTGAACTGCAGCTTGAAAACCTCACAGGAAGGAACGAACAGAGAGGCCCTTACCCAGTATGGCCTTCTACGAGCCCAGAACGCCTGCTCTGACGTGTCGTCTGGGGCTACCCCCAGTACAGTGTCCCCCCATACTGTAGGAGGGTCGTCAATAGGAAAGGCGTTGACGGTGTCGGTATAGAGAGCCTCCTTCTTCCAGTCCCTATAGACGGTCACGGAAATATCAGGGACGAACTCTCCGGTCTCTCTTAGCCAGATGAACACGGTAAGCGGCGACTTGCGAAATCGTGAGCTTGCGTTTGTTAGCCACACGGTCTCGACTGTTGACGTTCTTGAATCTGGTACAAAGGCTGTATTATGGCGATTTAGTGTCCAGATGTTTGCCAGGTTTTCAACTCCCGGCATCGCAGTTCCTGCGGCTGTGGTTCCAGAAGCTTTTCCGGCGACCAGAATGTACTCCCGGTGGTCCCTTGTGACACAGGCCGCTGACGCAGTAGTATCAGTCCGTCGCCGCCAGCCCTTACCGTCGAAGACATAGCAGACGTTGTTGTCCTGAGCCCCCTGCAGAGGAAGCCAGCACATATATTCCTTGGTGCGAGGATCCACGACGGCCACAGAGGCCAAACGGCGGCTCTTGTTTATGTCGCGCAGGTAGTAGGAAATGGCGTCGGAGATAGGAAGGATGGTGGTGCCGTCATAGGAGTAGAACCCATCCCGGCCTAGCCAGATAAGCAGGCCGTTTTGCGTGGCAGCTATAGAGCTTGGGGCGACACATCCAACGGTAGTGCTTACGGTTGCCGTTCTAAACCCAGTGCCTTCTGAGTTATTGACGATGAGAAAGGTACTGTCTTCTGTGAAAACTAAAAGCCCGACTTCATGCTGCCATAGTCCTGTGATCTCGTCGCCCTGTGGGTCCGGGTAAATCTCCTCGTTTACGCCGAAAGACCCGAACCTACCCACGAGTGAAGGCCTGATCATTCCTGGAGACTCTAGCGTGTTGGCGATCCAGAGCCTGCCAAAGGCCATCTTGCAGAGCTTGAAAATCGGCACAGGAACTACTTCTACTGGCTGCGCGAGAAGCCATGCGTCTGGGGTGTTGTCCGGGTATACCTGAGCCCTGTTATCAGGAATCGTCGCAAAGGATCCTATGCCTGCTCCTACGGTCGAGGAGACCTCAAACAGGTCGGCGGAACCAGAGTTGATGACATCCTTGGTTCGATACAGAATCCTTCCAACAGTGAAGTCAGGCCCTTTCTCTATTCCGGTCCACGCAATGAACTTAGGAAGGACATCTACCACCTCATTAGGGGTGTATACTTGGGTGCCGTCAAGCTTTACCCATAGGTCTGCCGTCCATTGCTGGCTCATATTTATCGAGTTGGACCTAGAGGATAATGGAGAGAGGTTTCCCCACTTATCGACCCATTGAACAGCGCCATACCAGGCACCCTCCTTCAGAACTCCTCTGGACTTTATATTCTCAGTCTCGCCGCCAGGATAGAGAGTCTCTTCGTGTGTCGTGCCTACCCTGCCAAAACGAAAGTCTGTAGTAACGCCTGTCTTGGTGGTTCCTTCGTTTCCCAGCATTACACCGTCATGCGCATACCCCTCAGAGTTAGCCTGTTCAAGTGCTATTCGAGTGGGGTCATCCGCACCCTCCATATTTGAGTCACCTGCAAACGGAGAGGAAGGACCAAGGGCCACGGGAGCGGATGGGGTCTCAGAGTAGCCAAGGGAATCTATCGTTTGCCCGTCGAAGAACAGAGCCCTTCCTGTCTGCGGCACAATAACTATTCCGTTTGGGGTTCGTTCAAACTGAGTAGGGAAGCTTGGTCGGGACTTGTCCGGGAGTCCTTGCCACTTCAGCTTCCCTCGTTTCTGCTGGGATAGGAGAGTGTCGTCATAGTCTCTAACTAAAACGTGCCAGCCTCTATTCCATCCCTCATGTTGCCATAATCTGGACCCTACATGAGCCAGGAGAACGTCCCTAGTCCCGTTCATTAAAAGAGAATGGAAAACCCCATGTATTCTGGACCCATAGGGAGCAGCGGTTTGGATGATTGGGTACCCAGGGTCCTCATTCTCTGGCCCCCCAGGGTATTCTGGCTGATACAGGCAAGGCCCTACCACTGAGCGAAGCGTTCCTTCATCAGTAGGGTAGAAGTTCTCTATCCGTGCCGCCATTTCGTCAGGAGCGATTAGGTTTCCGCTCTCTATTCTGACTACTTGCGGCGGTCCCGTCTTTCTGTAGCGGGGATCGGCCATTGGCTCACCCCTTTACTCCTTACTCTTTTTCCGGGAGATTTTCGGCTTACTCGCAGCAGGGGCGTCCACCTTGACTCTGCTACCCTTGGAAGAGAAAGCAAGTCCGGTTTTCCCGTCTGAGGAGACTGCCACTACCAGAGAAGTTGTTCCGTCTGCGCAGGTATGAGTTGATCCGAGTTCTAACTTAGCCATGGTTTCTCCTTGTCAAGCCCTAACTTATTGGTCAGGGCGCGTCCTGTCTATGGTACCACAGGAAAAAGTTCAGTGTTTCGGTAGTCGGTAGAGTACCACCTTCTAAAAGAGTAAGCCCCAGGAATGGCCCTGCTTGGAGAGCGGCGCATGTTCTGGGCCTGTGGCTTGAGGTCTCCGTACCGCTTGGCGAGGATAAAGAGTTCGTTCTGATAGCGCGAGCGCACATTAGAAGCCGCCGACTCATTCCCGTTCATCTCATACCAAAGCTCCATCGCCTTGCTTACCAGAATATCGCAAGCCTCGGCCTGGATGTAAGGCACATCAGCGTCGTCAATCAGTCTCTCCGGGCGTCGGATACAGTTCACCCGGATGACATAGCGTTGGTCAGGTATAGGATACAAGGCCATGGACTGGTATCCATGGGTATCACGCAGCCTGCGGCTGTAGTCTGGATGGATCTGGCCATCGTCGATGAAGAACCCTCGCGTTGCCGCCTTAGTGTCTATCTCGGCCAGGAGGTAATAGGCGTCAGATATTTCTATATGCCCTTCTGGGAAGTTCATTGAGAATCCGCTCGCCGTTGTCTGAAGAGCCATTGAATCGTAGTTCGCGCCTTGTGAATCAGACGCAGGTAGATGTTGGTACTTAGCAAAATCCACAGAATGTCTTCTTCGGTAGATGCGTACCTTAAACCCCGACTGCCCTGCAAACGAACGCTTAAAATCCTCCGTCAAACTGGTCACTCCGTCCCAATACCTGCCTTGCCCTAGCATGCCCAGCATGAACTCTATGTTTGGGACTCTAACAAGGGTAGCTGGAAAAGGCGTGGTAGGCTCAAACTGGTTCATTACCGTAATCTCTTCAGACGCAGGCGATGGCGCTGACTCCCACAGGGGCTCTCGAAACCTGGCGGCAGACGCAGACCATTCTGCCCCGGCAGAGGTGTCCCCTGGCTTTGTTGGAGCAAATCCAGTGGATTCTATCCATTGAGAGTCCGGGTTCTGGGTATAGTTTGAGTCGAACGCTCCAGGGCCGGGATTCCGAAAATGAAAGTCACGTTTCCCCCAAGTATAAGTAACGATGTAGCTGAAGGTTCCTGCGGGCTCAGGGCCTAGCCAGAAGTATTGGTTTGGAGGCTCCTCGTCATTGGGGTATTGGGTGACACGAGGGGCTGTGTTGGGAGCGGGAAGCTGGAAGTGCTCGCGCCTGAAGGCCTTGTACGGTCTGCCCTTGATAGTTCTAAACTGGTCGTCCAGGGCATAGGAGTCAGCGGTGTACTGAAAGACAACATCAATCATGTTCTGCCTTGGAGTGTCCTCTGCGCTGTCCTTGCCTTGGCATAGGAAGTCTTGAGCCTGGATGAAGTCGTCAGGAAGGTAATAGCGGTCAGTATAGATCCTGTACTTAAAAGGACCTGTGTTCCATGGTGCAGGAGGGACGGCAGCGGGATCCGTCTTGTATTTCTCGATTGGTACAGGGTTCCAAAGAGTGAAGTGGTACTCAATCGTAGGGTTAGGAGGTTCCCCCGTTACCACTTTCCAGATAGTCCTAATACGGTTTTTGAACCATGCTTTTTTACCTTCTTGGTTTTTGTGCGGTACGACCTCTTCAAGCTGAATGTCAATCGGCCTGCCGTCCCAACTTCCGTCTACCTCTGGTACGACCCCTCCCTGATCAGCAAAGGCGTTCCAGTCTGCCTGTGTTCCGATTAGGTTCAGTCTCCAGACCCATGGGTTGCCTGTGAACTTCTCCGGGTCATCATTTGCTGCGTCTTCGTATCTTGTTGTAGTGTCCCCATCCGTGTAGTTGTCGGTCAGGTCATCTACGCAAACGACTCTATCCCAGACAGTCGCTCCTGTTAAGTCAGTGACCTCGTCATTGGAGATCACCTGCTCCTGAGTAGCGAACTCAAGCTCAGACTGGAAAAACAAAAACGGGGCTTCCAGAGCAAGCTGCTGGTAAGCCCGGTTAATGAACTCATTTAGACGAGTCTTGGCCTCTTCGCTCTGCTTAGGAGCCCAGTCAGACTGAGCAAAGATAGCGTTTCTGATTTCACCAAGATTCATCCGCCCTCCTTACGGGAAGGCTGTCTAGCCTTCGCAGTCGAACATGCAGGAGCCCACAAGGGAGGGAGCTACCGCTACAGTGAGCCCAACTCCGAAGGATGGCAGGGCAGCGGCCACCGTGATAACATCTCCCGCTCCTGCGCCGGGGATGATTCCAGTGTCAACCACGATGCCACCGTCAATGGCATTTCCGATCCCGCTACGTTGGATGAATCCAAACTCGCCATCAGCGAGGGCATGTTGAGCCACACCGACGATTCGCCCCAAAGCGTCACCTGCGGCAGCAACGACAACGCCGGTAGCGTCGGCACCCACGAGGGTGTTACCGTAGTTTCCATTGTTCGCACCCGGAGCCCGGACACAGACTGTGCCGACTGCTAAAGCCGCTCCTGCTTTGACATAAATCCAGGTCTTCTCACCCTGTGTCAGAAGGCCTTGATTCAAAGATGCGGGCTCAGTGTGAATAAATCCTAAAGGGGCTTGGGCATCGGTGCTCACAAGAGCAACGTTAATCCCCATTCCAGTTCCAGCAGACATAATGTTCTCCTTTTAAGTTCTTAGTTTAACCCTTGCAGTCAATGTAAACAGTTTGATCGGTTCCAGCCCCGCCAGCGGTATTAGTAAGCACTACCCCAAAACCGCTTTCCGAGACAGTCCCTACGGCGGCGCTTCCGATAGTTCCTCCAGCATCAGGGATCAATGGCAGGTTGGGACCCCACCCGGCACCTTCAACCACCGTACAGTTTCCTTTTCTAAGGACCCAACCAAACGAACCGGCAGCAATCTCCACCTGTGCAACCCCTACCACCTGGGCTACCGATGAGGCGACCTTCAGTTCTTCGACGTTGTATGTCGTTGATAAGTCAACGCGCTGAACGACTGCATTGGCATGGACGAGAGCATCAGCCTGGACATAGATAAACTCCCTTGTGCCTTGGTGGAGCGACGAGGGCTGCTCAATCGTAACAAGACCAGGCCGAAAAGCAGCGAAGTCCGTAACGAGACTCGTGTCGATAACTTGCAGCCGCCAACCCCGCTTAATGTGATAAGCAGGATTGTAGACATAAGGTACTTCTGGATTCAATGACATTGAGACCCCCTATGGAATAGCTGTACCACAAACAGCGCCGTTGCAACGAAGCTGCGTAGTGTTGAGGCCCATGGCCAGAACAATCTCGTAGCGCCAGAGGTCTTGCTCTGGAAGACGGAAGGGTCCGCGAACAGCGAAGTCACCAGTCGTTTCAATCTTGGAGTCGTGCCCCATCGTGAAACCGTGCCAGGTGTTGGTGTTCAGCATGTAGATGACGCCACCTGAAACAGGAGGAGCACCAACGATTAACGCGGGAGCAACAAACGGTGCAGCGCCAGCCGTAATGGAGTCTTCCAGGTAGAAGTCCGAATCGAGGAACTTGATTCCGCGTCGGATTTTCTTAGGAGCACGGTCGCCGCCTTCGGTCGTGTCGGTGACGATACGAACCTGCGTGTCGAGGTCTTCCAGGTAGTTAAGATAGGAAAGCTCGTCGCCTAACAGAAGGTCGGGAGCGCCCATCGTCATCTGCTGACGAGCGCAAGCCAGGTAGGTCTGGCGCATAATGCTTCGACCGTTAGTGGCGAAAGACGTGCTTAGGCCGAACTGGTTAGTCCAGCCTGCCACAGTAGCCTTGTTCAATCCGAAGACGGTGTTGACCTGAGCAGCGGGAGCAGCGAACTCAATCGCGCCAGACCGTGCTCCGCCGGGAGCGCCTGGGTCGTAGGTCGTGTCGCCGTTGAGAGTCAAGAAGCCGCCGACACCTGCGCCGTTGCCTGAAGCAAGCTGCTGCGAGATGCGCTCATGCAAGTCGCTCATGGCCAGTTCAGGGTAATGCTGGATGATTCGAGCAAGGTCCATTTCGCCATTAGCTTCGGATAGATCCTTCCCAGGAACGTCGAACGCATAAATCAGGCGAGGAGCGAAGGCGTTTCCGCGTGTCGCCGCTTGAGTACGGCCACCGGCAATAACCTCGGAGCCCGTGGAAATCTGCGTAACCTGGCCGGGGCCTGCAGTTACAACAGCGAACTCACGAAAGGGTCCTTGAAGAACCTTGCGCTCGATGTTTCCTTTCTCTACCATCTTCTGGAAGAGTGGATGCCATGTGGTGAACAGTTCCGAATAGGACGGCATCAAATCCACTAATGCGGTTGCCAATACGTCAGGACTAATAGCCATTTTTTACTCCAAGTTATCTTCAGCCCTTGGCTGATCTTATTGCTCTAGCTACTGCTAATCGTCTTTTCTCATTAAGAGTCTTTGCGTCAGTGACGCTGTTCTCCGCACCATACGGGCGAGAAGTGGTGGTGGTGGCACCGGAGGTAATCCGGGCGCTGTCACGAGGAGCGGGGGCTGCTCGGCGCGTCATGAGGTCAGCCATCTTGATGGCGTGATGATCAGGGACACCATCGTTCTTTGCTTCCTGTGCCAGCTTAATGGCTTCAGGAGCCATCGAAAGAAGCTTAACTGCTGAGTGCTGGTTCCATCCCTGATCTAAAAGAGTTCCAAAAACCTCGCGCTGCTTTGGGGTCTCAAGAGCTTTGCTGTTCTCATGGATAAAACGCTTGGCCTCGGCTTCGGCCTGACTAGCATGAAAAGCCTCTACCTGCTTTTTGTAAGCCTTGTGCTCGGAGGCCGCCGTGTCGAACTTGGCCTGAAGGGCCGTCTGGTCCTGCGTGAGTTGAGCAACACGAGGGTCCTCGTCACCAGAAATCAAGGCCTCGTAGATTTGCTGCATGCGGCTAGATTCTTCGTTGCGGGACTCAGCCAGGGCTGTGTAGTAGCTTGCTACTCCGTTAGCCGTATGCCGGTTCTCTTCAGGAAGAGAGTCAACCTGTCCATCCCAGCCCGTAAAGTCGTAACCTGTCTTCAGTTCCTCTGGCGCGGAGACCTTCTCCGTATCGGGGGATACGTCAGCGACAGCCGCTGTAGCCTCTGCAGCAACAGGAGCGGCCTCTGCGGGCGCATCTACCGGCGCGGCAGCGGGTGCTGCGACAGGTGTATCTGCTACTGGTGCTGCGTCAAGTTCAGACACCGACCTCGCCCCTAATCGCACTTGCCGCTGCCATTCTTCGCAGTTCAGACAAGTCGTTAGTGGGGCTTCCAGAAATCGGCATCGCAGGCTCTTCACCTACTCCCATGGTTTCTTCAACAGGAACTTCAGCAGAGGGCGCACCCGTCTGAACAAGTTCCCATCCATTCTCAGAAAGGATAGACAGAAGCTCTTCGGCGCTTCCTGGAGTCCGGGAGATGATGACGTCGGCCATGGCTGCTGGGGTGTCCACCGCAACAGTTTCCGTAACTACTTCTTCTTCAAGGCCAGCAGGGGTTTCCACGGGAGCCTCAACCGCAGCCGTTTCGACGGCACCAGCAGCGGCGGGATCAAGATAACCAAGTGGATTACCAGCAGGCATTGACATCTCCAGGGAAATCTTTACTCATAGAGCAGGTGTTCGTCAAGCATCGGCTTCAGATTGTTTCTTTATGTTGCCCTGGCCCTTGCTTCTATAATCCTCTACATCCCTGAAACCCATCTTCTTAACTGTCTTTTCGGCTCGGTTGCGAACATCGGTGTAATGCTCGTCCCATTCGCGGTCGCCTTTGTTGAGAAAAATGGCTTCGGGGTGCGTTTGCTTGTAATCCCTGAGTTCAGAGTTCGATGTGAAGGACCTTCCAATCTGGTCGAGTTGTAGGGGCTTCGACGGCATAGGGCCAACAGTACGAACGGGACTGATGATAACGCGAGCAGGCGCATTGCAATAGGAACAGGTCGGGGTTTCGGACAATGGAAAGAAGACATCTACCAAAAACCTCTGGCATGGTTCGCATTCTAAATCGTAAATCGGCATCACTGTCCCTCCTCTGGGAAATCTTCAGCAAGCTTTTCTGCCCAAGTCTCTGCCCGTCCCTGCAGGACCTTGGCCGCATCAGGAGAACCCCCGCCGAGTAAGTCTCCCCAAGACTCTTCCCCATAGGCAGGGAAGCCTTCGGGTTTTCTCTCAGCCCCTGCTTCAGGCTGTTCATCATTTAACTCTTCAGGGAACCTGCTCGTCATGGAATCGTCAAAGGCATCTCTCATCGTTTCTGCCATGGCTGCCGCTTGACCGCCTCTCAAGTAGTTCATCCCTTCGGTCTTATTGTATTCGGCCATTAGCTCCTTGGCCTTGGCCAAGGTTTCCTCTCGCAGAGACATAGACTTTGACTTTGGTTTAGGCGGCGACAGACCAACCCTGTACTCAGGGCCTCCATCTGGATCGTCGGGGATCGCCCATATTTCCTGCGGGCCGATCCGAGTTATCGCTCCACCCCCCGGCAAATAATCCCCGATGCGCACATGCTTGGTTTTTCCACCGACATCTATAATCGCACGAGCTTTATCGGAGTACGGATCAGGCTCGCCCTGTTCGGTAGTCCATGCGGATGTCCCCTGTAGGATATACGGCGGCGCTTCTTGTTTCGGATCTGCCATCTATAACCCCTCTATAGGAAATCCTGCACCCTTGAACCCAGCCCCTGCTCCCTGAAAGCCCTGTGATGGAGCAGCGGTAGGAGCGCCCTGACCGCCTACAGGATTAGGAATCTGTTGCTCCTGAAGACCGGGAGGCAATCCGCCGCCTGCAGTTGTGTCCTGCGGACCAGGTGGCTGGACGGCACCAGGCATCCCCTCCTGAGAAGGGCCGCCCTTAGTCATGATGTCGCGCATGCTCAAGAGATCAAGAAGCTTATCTAACATCTTGGTCTTATCTACTTGAGGAGCCTGAATGAGAACATCGAAGAACGTCTGTAGGTTCTTAAGCTGAACAAGTTTATTGTTCTCAGCGGGCGAATAAGGGATGGCCTCATAGTCAAAGTAAAGTGCAGGCTCGTTGTCTACTCCTGTCTTGCCTCGTGCCTGGATAGAGTCCCGGCGGATCTTCATGGCCTCTCCGCCTACCCTTAGCGGAACAATGCTGTCGTCAGGCAGGAACTCTTCGTACAGGCCAATGATGGCTGCGCCTACAGCACTGACGATGTCATGGACTTCCTTGATCCTTCGACCGTTGCGCGTCCTTGTGGCGGAGTCAGCTAGAGCAACCTCAGTAGCGACATCAGTCACGCCTACAACTCCCCGACTGTACTGCGGAATACCCAGCACGAACTCAATCATCTGAGAGGCCTTATCACGAATGGCCCCAAAGGACGGAGACAAAGAAGGCATCGGGGTCATCCCGACAATGTCGCGTATAGGGGCATTTGCCTTGCCCTGCATGTCGATAAGAGCCCCTGGTCCTGTGTTGTTAACCAGGGCTGATTTAATGATCTCTGGGTTGTCTACCAGGCCGGACTGAAGAAGCATGACCGGAATGGACGACTGGGCATGCCAAAGCTCGATAGTGTCTAGCTCATTAAGCCTGCGTTGAAGCGGGGCGATTAGCTTAACGTCTGAGAGACCACCCAGGTTTGTCATATTGTCGTTGAAGGTAAGCATTGAGAACGGATTGCGAACAAACCTGAACGGAAGATCACCCTCGAAGAGAGGGTCGTCCATACCGTCGAGGATATGGTAGTACCTGCCCGCCCCTGAGAAATCGTAGAACTCAAAGACCGTCACCCATTCAAACACTTCTCGGCTTGCGTCATTGAGCATCGAGCGATCTTTCGTAGAGTCCCGCAGCCAGTTTGGATAAGTACCATAGTCCGCAGATTTAGCTACATGGCTGTCGTAAAAGCCGCCCTTCTTTCCTTTCTTTTTCACACGAGACTCGAAGTCCGCCTTAGTTAGGACAGTCACTTCGATCAGGTAGCGGATGTCGTCCCACTTGGAGGCTCCCATATCAAAGAAGATGTAGCGAGGGTCGGTAACATAAATCTCTGGAGTCTCTCTCTTGAAGTTCCAGATGGTCTTAACAAAGCCTCGCCCGCACAAAGACGACAGGGTAGCAAGTTCCCATAGCCTTTTATGAAAGTCCTGCTTGTCCAGCGCGTGATTGATAAGAGCTTCACGAAAACGAGCGGCGTCATCCAGGCCATCCTTCCTTGCGTTCACGGTTAGCTGGGGATTCGTTGGGCACACGTTAGCAATCATGGTGTCGATGTAAGCATAGGGATAGTTCGACTCAAAGCTCAGGCTACCCTCGCCCCCCATCGACCCCGTGGCGGCTGCATACTCTTCGTCCTGCTGGTTAGACCAGTATTCGGAAGTGTACCAAGCTCTGTATTGGTCCCATTCGCGGCGCTCGCGCTCGGACTTCTTCTTATGGGTCGTAATGATCCCTTGAATCTGCTCATGCGTGAAAGGCATTTTTAGTCCTTAGTTGTCTACTCGACCATGGCCTGGAGTCTTCGCGAGAGTCCCCTGGCCTCCGTCTTTCTCAGCGCCCTCTCGCAGGTCCTGGCCTTTCTTCTCTTTCTTACCAGTGTAGTCATCATCGCCTTTGTGGGTCTTGGACTTGTCGCCTGCCTTTTCGCCCCGGTGCTTGTCTTTATCCTTGAAAAGCCTTCTAGCTACGTCTTCTCTTTTTTTACGCATGCCGCCGCCTTCAACGTCAAAGATATCAAACTCGATAGGGGGCGGCGGATCCGCCAGCACCCGGCTATCGATTGTTGTCACCACATCTAGGCCCTCGGGGGGAGCCAGTACGGTCTCGTCCTCACCCTCTTCGCCTTCAAAGAAGTCCAGTTCTCCTGAGCCCGTCCGCTCTTTGAAAAAGTCAACATAAGGCTTAAGAGCCTCTTTGCTTTCTTCAATAAGCTCAGGCGCTTTTTCGTATACCTTGCGAATAAATCTTTCCATTGGCCCTGCTGAACGACCGAAGTATTCAAGCAGCCCTTCTTTGTTGGGGTCAAAAGGGGCAGTGCGATACGAACTATAGGCCTTGGTGCCTTCCTTGGTATCCTCGCCCTTGCTTGGTCCCTCATAGGCCTCTTCGCCCTTGGTTTTCCCCTCAGTGATTTCTTCGCCTTTTGTGGTTGCCATCATTTCCTCCTACGGATGCTTCTATAGCGTATTCGCTTACGCTGGCCAGGTGAGTGTGAGTCGATTTTCTTGCGATGAGCTTGGACTTGGTCCCAGGTCATATCCTTAAATAACACAACATTGGCAGGAGTGGCCTCCACTCTCTTGCGCTTAACCGGCAGACTGCGAGCCCCTACAATAGCCATCATTAAAGCGGATATTTTATCCCAGTGGTGGCGCGACCTGCGCTTATGACCGATGGCCCCGGATAGCATCTCGGTGATCACGCTGCACTCCGTTCTCTTGTCGTGCTTATAGCTGCATAGCTGTTCATAAGTGTCTGCGTCGTTGATGACAAGTTCATCCACCAGAGCATCTTGCAGCCAGCCTAACATCTGCTCAAGCTTTTTGGAAGTGGAAGTCAGCCCTGGTCGGTAGGGCTTCTCGTAATACAGGTGAGTGTAGCCAGCCTGCTCGCATAGCGCGATGGTGGCAGCCCCAACTCCGTTGCTCTCGATGACCACCAGCGCCTTGTTGTAACGCTCGGCTGCAACCAGAAGCCTGCGGGTAAACAAAACTGGTTCAGTGTGGTCAGCATAGCAGGCTACCTGTGTCCATTCCTCTTCGTAAAGCTTGAACACCTGGAACGAGGCATGGTCTCGGGCTGCATGGCCAGCGGGGTCAACGCCAATCACATAGGTTGCTCCGCTCTCAGGCTTCTCAAACTCCATGTACGGAGGAGCCCACTTAGCCATCTTACGCTTGCTGTGTTTTTCCAACAGCGACGCATGGATGACCGAAGACATTGTGGACAACCAGCAAGTGGAATCGTCCATCGGGTAAAAGACTCGGAACAAATCCGGGTTTCGCCTGATCTGCGCATCGGTTTCAAGCATCAATCTGCGGAAAGCCAGGTGCTCTTTTCTCAATCCTTCCGGGGCGTGCTTCTCTAGCATGCGGATCTCGTCGTTCTCCAGCGCAGCCCCCTTGGGCCACGGTCGTTGATTGAGCTTACCGTCCCAGAAAGGAAAGAAGGCGTAGAGCCATCGGCCTGCGCCTCGCTTGGCGTCCCGGCACTGGTCGTGCCACCAGTCCCCGCTCACCCATGGGGTCGATTCAAGGACCATCAGAGAGTGGTCTCGGTTAATCATGGACGGATAAATCAAGGAATACTGGTGCTCAGGGTTTTTCCAGAAGGGAAGTTCAGAGCCATGGAAAGAATCAGGAGACTGGCCGATACCAACGGCCCCACTCTCACCGCTCATGACGCGCATGCGGCCACCAATCTTGGTGTCGAAGGTAAGCTGACGAACCTCTCGGCTCACCATGGTCTCCGAACGAAGAGCGGCAGGCCATCTGGCATGCGTAAAGTGAACGCGCCTGTGCAGGTACTCAGCCCGGTCTCGCGTGTCTGCGATACAGACATGGTCCCAGCCTGGAGTGTAGGCTGTCTTTGCATAAGCGCATAGTTCAGCCGTTAATGACTTCCCTCCCTGCCGGTAGCCTAGCAATATGAGCCATTTCGTTTGGCCTGACTCGGTCCTTGGTGGGGTTGCGTAGTATGACAGAAGCGTATTCTGTAGCTGCTCAGTGATTCTCTCCGGGTCGTACTTGAGCGCCTTGCCTGTCGCCTGGTCTTGGATTTCTCCGTAGGCACGCAGCATTAAAGATGGGTCTCGCAGCGCGGCCCGTGCTTTTTCGGTGAGGCTGCAAGACTTCATCCGACAGCTTTAACGGACTCGTCTACAACTTCAGCCGTGTACACAGCCTCAATCGCGGGCGCTTCGTCCTTCACGGCCACCAGAGCAGAAATCAGATCGGAGTACGCTTCGCCAGGAGTTCCACTAGCTGTGTGCTTCGCAGCAAGAGCAGTCAGCATAAGCTCTGCCCATCGGCTTGCGGCGTCGGCTACACAGGGCGCGATGTTCCCGCACAGAATATGCACCATAACGGTCTGCGAGAACGACACCAGGTCATCGTAGCTCTTAACAGGGTTTTCAGTCAGCACCGCTGCCAGTGTTTCGCGCTCTTCTACCGGAACCAGGTCCAGCCACTCAGCATAGCCATCGGATCCGAACTTGTTTTTTCCCATATCAGCCCCTCGGTTCACCAATCATAACATAGCGGTTTATAGGACGACCCCCAAGTCTTCTCGGAAGCAGCCCTGC